CAGGGAACTCGCTCATCCCGGACTTGCCGACACGCTCCATGTAGTCGCTGAGCAGATCGCTGATCGCGCCCGCGAGCCGTGGCAGATCCTCGATCGACAGCCAGGATCCCACCGTGCGCAGCGATGCAGGATTGTCCTCGAAGCTCGGGCAATCGCTCGCCAGCATGGCCCATGTGATGAGCCGCACGGTGCGCATCTTGTCGGCCACCGTGGCTTTCTTGTCCGCAAGCTGCTGGCCGAGCGTGATGATGTCCGCGCCGGCCTGCGCTTGCAGGGCAATCACGCTGTTAAGGTCCAAGCTGAGGCGACGGGTTGCGCCGCCCAGCTCGATTTCTACTGTCTTCATGGTTCCTCCGAACGGTTGCGGGTTATGGGTTAGTCGCCGAAGTCCGGCTCGCCGGAGCTCATCAGCGTCACGGACGCGCCACGGACGCCAGCAACGGGTGCCGTGCCCTTGATGTTGGTGATGATTGCGTTGAACGTTAGCGGCTCTTCGCCATCGTTCGGAGTGAGGACGTAGGTCCGCTCCGCGCCCTGGCGGAAGATCCACTTCAGCCCTGTGGTCTTGTCGTGGGTCGGATCGGTACCGACATAGTTCAACTGCAGTTCGACGCCGAGGTCGAGCAGCGTGATGATGCGCTTCCGCCAGCGCGACCCTCCAGGGTCGTGCGTGGTGACCTCTTCAGCCTGCGCGTTGTAGCTGTCGTTGATGTCCTTGACTTCGGCGATCGGTACGGGATTCGTGCCCGACGCGTCCTCGCAGACGGAGAGCATGATCCCGAACGCGGGTACAGCTTGAGTGGAAAGTGCCATTGATGTTGTCTCCTGTTCTGTCGAGGTGGGTTACGCCAGCCGGACGATGCCGACGAGGATGGCCGCGTTTTCCGCCGTGAAATACAGCTTGCCGTTGGCTTGCCGGAAGCCATCGACGCCGAGCGGCCCAATGACGATGTGCTCGCCGAAGGGGATCTCCTTCACGAGGTTCAACGTGCGCCCGGTGCGCTGGCTGGCCAGCGACTCGACGGTGAAGTCGTAAGCGGTGTCCGCGCTGCTGTTGTAGGCGATGATCACCTCGCGCCCGGTGAAGTCGCACTCGTTGAAGTTCGACGCATCGCACGCCGTGAAGGCGAACGGATCGAGCTGCGCGAGCGTGGGGTATTTTCCGGTGCCGGTCTGCACCGTGATAGAAGCTCTTGCCATATTGTTCTCCTGGTGGGTTGGGGTTGGTGCAGGCTGGTGGTTAGCTCACGCGCAGGACGCTGAACAGCACCTCGGCGTGAGCCGCTTCGAAGTGCAAGACGCCGCCGGATTGCCGGAAGCCCTCCGCGGCAAACGGCCCGAATGTCTTCGTGACGCCCGCGGCGATGTTCTCGGTGATGTCTCCGGTGCGGTTCTGCACCGCATCGGCCACGCTGTTGATGGTTACGCTGCGGGTCGATGCGCCGCTGTTGCGCGCGTACAGGAAGAACGTGCCTGTGAACGGCGTCTCGTTTTTGTTGCTGGCGTCGGCAGCGGTTACGGTGACCGTCACCCCCGCAGTTGGCCAGGGCCCCACCAGAACGGTATGCGGGCAATTCACTCTCGCCATAGTTGTCGTCTCCTCTTAGTCGTTGGGGTCTGCCGCAAGTGCGGCTTCGATCTCCGATAGGTCTGCGCCGCCGGGCATTTGATCGATAAGCTTGCCGTTGGCGTCGTAAAGCGTGGCTTGCGGCGTGAGCGCCTCGCGCTGCGCTGCGAATACCGCGTCGAAGTGCGCCTCGCGAAGGTGGATCTTCACCCGCACCCGTTGGTAGTGGGCGAAGATGCAGAGCGGACACTTATACATCTGCCGGCCGCTCCAGGTGATCTCAGCGATCTTTAGCGGCATACTGTTTGCAGCCCGTCGCCTTCGGTCGCAGAATCGCAGGCGGCCCGCTCGCTGATGCGATGTCGAGCAGCCCGAATCCGCAGCGGTACCGCGTGTCGTCCATGCGCGGCACCACCGCCAGCCAGCGGCACTCCAGGCACGTCCGCGCCTCGTCATGCTTGCCGAATTTCTCCGCGGTGCCGATGCCGCGGCCTCCAGAGATTGTTTGGTCCATAAGTCGTTTAAAGGTTGAGCCGGTACCAGACGAGAATCTCGACGACACGCTGGTACACGTTCTGTCCGGGCTCTCGGCCCATGTCCATCGTGTTGACCACGCCGATGCGTCCCACTGTCATGCCGCCGAGAGAGCCGCGGAAGCCATCGAGCCGGCGCTTGATGCGCTCGGATACCTGGATGGCTCGCATCTGGCAGCTCGACCATACGGTGATCTGCAGGCGTGCGCGTTCAAGCCCGCTGTGCCCCTGGTGTGTCGGAGCCTCGTCAATGCTTCCGATCTGCTGCACGGTGACGCAGGGCAGCGCCGAGCCTTGCTCCATCACCGGCCCGTACCAGCGAGCGTCAATCAGTGCGACGAGGTATGGATCCGCCATCGCCCAGGAGCGCAGACCTTGCTCGATGTAGATGGTGTTCGAGTCGAACCATGCGAGATCCTCAGGCACCGAGAGCCCTCCGGACCATGGCTTGCGCGGCGTTCACGATCGCTGTTCGCACCGCCGCCTGCTGCGCGTCGAATGCCGGCCGCAGATACGGCCGCGCCGCTTGGTTGTATCTGCGCCCCAGCCTGTCTGCCTGCATGAAGCCGTATTCGAGACGCCGCGCATACGGCACCGCGGAGCCCACGATCACCTCGCCAGGCGCAACGGCCTGCGGCTCGATGGACCGCCGCAGCGTGCCCGATTTGTACGGTGCGCGCCCCTTGGCATCGTTAGCGATCAGCCAGCCAGCCGCGAGCAGTGGAGCGTTCAGCGCCTCGCCACCGAGCGCCGCGGCGATCGTGGAGAGCTTAGATCGCAGCTCTGCCGACATTTCCAGTTGAACTGTGACTGCCATGGGTTACTCGATCGAATCCCGGAAGATGGCTACATGCGTTTCGATTGCGTCAGCTTGCATTTCCATCTCGCGAGCTATGCGACGCAGTTGCTGCGCCCTGTCTTCAAGCAGCGCCAGATGGCCCTGGAAGCAGACACGCGCGGTGTCGGTGTCGAAGCTGATCTTGCCGCCGATAGTTACCTTCACTCGATGCGCTCCAGCGCCAGCCTCGTAAGAGTCAGCGTGCTGCTGTGTGTCACGCCCTTGATGTCGTAAGTCACCGTGTCGATGACTGCCCGCATGGCCTCGCCGATCGCGGGATAGTAGCCGTCGAGCTGTGCGTAGAGCGGTCGCGAGACGTAGGTGGTGTCGATCTTTCGCTGCTCAACGAGCGCCGCCTTGTCGCCTTCGTCCGCTGCCAGATTGCAGGGAATCGCATCGTGCCCGGCCATCACGGAATAGTCGTCCGGCCACTTGCGCTTGACTGCGCCCAGCGAATCCTGCAGCAGCGTATCCGGCAGCTTCCAGATGGTGCAGAACGACGGATGAAAGCCCCGCAGCTCGCGCATCATGCGCGGATGGACGATGCTACTGGACAGTGGCACTTGCAAGCTCGATTCGCTGGTCTTGCGCCAGGCCGAGACACGGCCCGACGATCACGCGTTGCTGGTCGGGCATCGCCCGGGCTGCCAGATACCGGTACCGCGCCGTGATGGGAGCGTGCTTCTTGTCGCGCAGGCAGATCTCGACCGTGCAGTGCCGGAAGCGGATCACCTCTTCGGTGATGCCGTCACCCACGCAATACTCGATCGACTCGCGCCCGTTGATGGTGGTGTCGGTTGGCTTGCCGAACTCGAACGCCGCCGCCGTCTGCGCGAGCCATGCCCGAACCGCTTTAACCTGCTCGGGCTTGAACGATTCGCTGTCGTCCTTGAGCCGCGGATCCGGCAGCACCTGCCCCGGCTGCGGTCGCCACTCCAAAACAGAAATGCCCATTTATGTAAGACTCCGTTGTGCGTATTTGAGCCACCGCTCGCGCCTTGAGAAGTTGTCGTAGACGTTCTCCGCGATGTCGAACGAGCCGCTCGGGTCGTTGTTCTCGGCCTCGCGCAAGCCCGCTGCCCGCTTCAGGAGCGCATCGGATACCTTCGCGCCGTCTGTCTGCGTGTCCAGGGTTTTGACGACTTTCAAGACGAGCACCTGGTCAGAGGCGATCGTCTCCAGCGCCAACGCCGCCGCCAGGCGCACGCTATTGCCCTCGATGCCCAGGAACGCCTCGATCTCGGCATCCTGGAATATCGGGTTGGTCTCGTCGCGATCGGTGCAGAGCATCCGCACGCGCCCGAGGCTGGTGGAGGGATCGTAGGTGAAGCTCATCTGGTCCTGGTAAGTTTGCCCTTGCGGGAAAATGCCTCTTCGCTCGCGATGCCAGTAGTGCCGGATACCCGCTGCTCGGGCGATGCAATTGCGCGGATGGCTGCGGTGTTGTCGAGCACTGCCGCCGTATTGCGCTCAATGGCTGCCAGGATGCCTTCCTGCAGGCTGAGAGACGCGCGGTGCATGCGCTCCAGGTCGGTGATCACTTCCGCTTGCGGAGTGCGTAGCCTACACCAGAGCCGCCTTGCGGTGGCGTCCGTTGCGGCTCGCGGATCTCGATCGCTTCTGCAGGTACCGGGCAGCCCTCTTCGATGCGCTTGCGGATGGCCCGCAGCTCTTCGAGAACGGCGTCCAGGCGCTGCTCGGTGCCGTTCATTGGCGGTTGAATGTTGCTCATGGTGGGATGGAAAAGAAAGTGCAGGGCGAGCACTCGGAGGAAGATGCCCGCCCTGTTTCTCAGGCCGCTTTGGTGGTAAAGACCGTCCCAGCCTAAGGTCGTTAGACGCCGCTGCCGTTGGATGCAACGGTCGCTTTGCCGGAGATCCGAGCGCCGCCGAACACCAGCAGGCCTTTCATCTCGCGGCCTTCCATGGTGTCGAAGTCGCCGAACTCCTGCGCGATCGAACCGCCGCGCAGCGTGTTGCCCGCCTTCTGCAGCAGTACCGGGCTATCGTAGCCGGGGATAAACCCGACTTCGAGCGCCGGACGCGTGTTGCCATCGGGAGCCACCGTCAGGCCCCATGTCGTGTTTCCGTTCGCACTCGAAGCGACAACCGGAATCCAGGGGTTCATGAGCGGAGTGATGCCCGCGGCGATCCAGTTCGCCACGATCAGCTCTTGGGTGGAGGTCCCACCCACGCTGGTCATGCGGATCTCGCGGCTGTTCAGCACTGACATCACCGCATTGTGGAGAGCCGGACCGTGCCACAGGATCAGGCGGCCACCCACGGCGTTCGGGTTGCCGGCAGAATCCACCTGTTTCAGCATCACGGTGAACGCGTCCATCAAACCCGGAGCACTGAAGGGCGGGTTGGTCGCCGATGCCCCGTTGCTGACGTTGATGATGTTCTTGTTGCCCACCGTGTAGAGCGAGGCGTGCGGCCCGTTGGCGTCGATATAGAGCGACGTGACGAAGTGCTCCAGCGTGCGCGTACCGCCGTCCGTGATGCGCTCGGGAATGTCCTGGAAGATACCCAGGTCGTCGTTCATCACGGCTTCCCAGCTCAGCGGAATCGAGCCCGACAGGTACTTGCTGGGCGCATACGTCACCGGAGTTTCGGTGATGGTCTGCTTTTCGTGCGCGGCGTTCTCGGCCACGGCAGACCACCGGCCATCACCACCATCGATCACGCGCCGGCTCACCTGGCGGAAGTCCCGCAGCGGACGCACGCGCACCATCTGGCGCCAGTTGTGCGTCTGGGTCATGAACCGCCCGTATACCAGGCGATCCAGGACGTCGGCAGACAGCGCCGTAAAGTCGCTGGTCGTGATCGTCTCGCGCATGCCAGCCGGATAGATGCCGGGGTACTGCTCGCACAGCGCCCGGAACATCACCTCACGGCTTGGCCGGAAGGCTTCGCGGATGAAGATCGGATCCTGGCGCCCGCGAAGCACATCGACGAACAGCCGAGCGGCCTCCGCAATGCGCGCCTTGCGGCCCGCGGTCATCTGCCGCGTAGCCGCATTCCATCCCTCGTGGCTGAACGAGCCGTCGAAGGTTCCCACGTTTTCAAACTTCATGATTTTCTGGTTCTCCTCTCTTTGTGGTCGGCTCCGATTAGGCTCGGGTGTACTCGACCCAGATCGCCGTGATGTACAGGATGTCGGTCGTGTGCGCGCCCGGGGTCAGCTCGCAGCTCATCGTCTGCGCGCCAGCCGGAACGTCAGCCGCTGCGATGGTGATGGTGTACTCGGCGTAGCTGGTGCCGGTCACGGCAGCGCTGTCGTCCTCGACTTTGGTGTCGCCTTCGTTGAAGTACGAATCCGCCGAGATCACCGGGGTATCGGTTGCGCCGGCCATGGCCGCACGGAAATGAACTTCCACGACGCTCGCCTCGTCGAGATCCGGAGGCAGCGGCACCTGGAAGATGATGGGGTCGCTGTTCGACGCCGCCCAGGCCAGGCGCAAAGCGCTGTCCGTGTCGCCGTTCGTAAAGTTGAGGATCGGCGTGGTGTCCGACGCCAGGACGCCGCCATTGCCCGCGATGTTGGTGATGGCGTTTGAGAACACCTCGCGAACCGCGGTGAGCGGAACAGGCAGGAAGCCAGTCTTGATGGTTGCGCTGAGCTTCGCCGCGGTTACGGCGCCGGCGGCCAGGTTGGACTCGCCCACCGTGCCGGATCCGAGAGCGCCGCTGCCAGGGCTCTGGACGTGCAGCACCTGGATGGTCGCGGTCTCGCCGGAGCCTACCGCTTCCATAGCGTAGCCGAAGAAGTAGCCGCTCGTCTTCTTCGAGAGCTTGGGGGTGTCGGCATCGACGTAGAAGATGGTGTCGCCCACCGCCACGGCAGAGTTGCCGGAGCCGTCGACGCCTTTTACGCTGAGATCCCAGACGTGCTGGCCCAGCTCAACGGTGGTGTTCGCCGCGCTGTTGCCGCCTTCGCCTTCCGCCGTGAGAGCCACGCCAGTGAGCGCCCCGAACCGCACCGGCGCGTTTTCCGCCGGCGTGGTGGGATCGGAGCACGGCAGGGACAGGCAGTGCGCATTGTTGATAACGAGATTGGTTGCCATTGTGGTGTTGTTCTCCTCTGCTTGTGAGTGCTCCGATTTAGACTGCGGCCATGCGACCGGCAGCGGCCCGCTGTGCAGCCTTTTCGTCCAGCCCGCCGAGCGAGCGCAGCGATTCCATGAGGCTCTTGTCGACGTCCTCGGCCTTCGGCTCGGTTACCGAGCTTGCGCCCATGCCGACGATGCGGCCGCCAGAGATGCTCTGGAGGTACGTCACTTCGTTGCGCGCCTCGGATTCGATGATCGCGGTGAAGGCGGCTTCGTCCAGGCGTCCATCTTTGATGGTGGCGCGCGACGGCAAGCTCTCGGCGAGCCGCCGGCGGGTCACTTCGGGCATGTCGATCGTGGCCAGCTTGGCGCGCACGAACTCGCTGGCGCTTTGCAGCACCATGGCCTCACGCAGCCTCGCGTTTTCGGTTCGCAGTTCGGCAGCCTCGGTTTTCGTGGCTGCGATTGCCTCCTGTAGCGGCCCAACCTGCGCCGCTACCAGAGCCTTGATTTGCTCTTCGTTCATTTCGTTCTCCTGTTGTGGTTTGGTGGTGGCAGGCAGCCTCCGGCCAGCCGACTCAAATAGCGATACAATCTCCCCGCCTGCGCCGGGGATGGTCACAAAATCGACGGATTTGGCAGCCGCAATGCGCTCGATGATGGGCCCCTTGCGTCCCTCGGCTTCGCCCTGCTTCGCCATGCCGGAGGCGCGAATCGAGACGCCGATGTGCTCGGCCAGGTCCTTCACTGCGCCGGTGTAGCGTTCGAAAACTTTGGCTTTCGCATACAGGCCCGGCCCCTTGCTGCCGTTGGTCAGATACTGCGCGTCCTCAGTCAGCTCGGCCGCCAGCCGGTCCAGCGAGCCTTCCGGCCGCGCCGCTTCTTCTGCTGCCGTCTGGTGATCCCAGAACATCTTGAGGCCCTTGCCGAACACGCCCGCCGCCGCCCGCAGTGTCGATTCGGAGTAGTATCCGGAGCTGCCCCACCCTGGTGCGATGAGCTTCAGCGTGGCGCTGGCCTCGGCAAGGTCCACCTCGGTGAGCGGAACGCAGTCGCCCTCGATGGCAGCTTCGGTGAGCACCGGCGAGCCGATTTCGTTGTAGATGACTTGCGGCATCACTTCGACGGCATCGCCGAAAGTGGCGTTGCCTGCGTCGTCCATGGTGTAGGTGGCGCGGTAGTAGCGCCCGCCCTGCTCGTACACCAGATCGGCGTCGAAGACATCGGCCACGTAGGGGTACTGCTCGGGCATCGCCGCCCGCAGCGCGCGGGATAGCGCCTGCTGTCGATCGCGGTGGCTGCGCTCGGCCTCCGTCACCTCGGCAGTGTCGAGCTGCGCCAGCAGTTCCGAAATGCTCTCCAGAGCCTTGCGGAGCTTGCCCTCGTTGGCCTTGCTGAACTTGCGGCCCTTCTCGATCAGCCTGCTTAGTATGCCGAGCATGTTAGACCGCCCCCACTTCGTAGAAAACATGCACGAGTGTGTCTTTCGCCGAGATCGACGTGGAGTCGCTATCACTGATCCCGCCGGTGATGGCCATCGACAGCCCGGCGCTGAACCACGCGCCAGGGTAGGGGATGAACACGTTCGCCGGGATGGTGGTACTGGCGAACGTCCCGCCCGCGCCTAGCGTCAGATTCGGATGGTCTGTGCCCGGTGTTGGCTCCGTCGCCTTGTTGAACAGCTTCAGGTAATTCATCTCATTGCCGCTGTTTTGGACATAGGCGCCGATGAGCCTGCAAGGCCCCGCCCAGATTACCTGCGCATTTAGTCCGGCTACGGACTCAATCTTGTGAATTTGAATCATGCTTTTGGCCTCATCTGCACCGCACAGCGGCACCCCGGAAATCTTAACGGCGCATCGTCGCCGCTCGGGAAGTCCTCATCGAACGCGATCCAGCCGGCGCCCTGGTTCTCTTCGCAGCCGTCCGATACCCTGTCGTCGCCCACCGTGAGCCAGGCTTTCTCCATCTCGATACCGGCGTCGATCAGGCCCTGAACGCTGGCCAGTTGCCCGTCGACGTATGCTTGCCCGATCTCGGTAATCGCGATCAGCTCGGCCCGGTCCCTGATGTGCCGCTGATTCGCTGGCCCTCGGAATTCCTCGAATCGCTGCCGGAGCGTGCGCGCCACATCGCTGTAGGACCGCCGCTGCTCGACGCCATCGATCAGGATGTCGCGCACGATATCGCGCGTGGTGGAGTTGATGCCGGTGATGCGGTCCGCTGCCCGCTCGGCCATCAGCGCCTGAATCACGTCCGTGGACAGATCGAACGATGCGCTCAGGTCCAGCGCCTGCGCCTCGCCTGCCGATGTGAACGCTGCCACCAAAACGCTTGCCATGCTCGCGGCGAAAGTCGCCTCGTCGGCTGCCAGGATGGCTTCGAGCAGCCGAAGCAGGCCCGCGGGCATCGACGCCTCAGCGAGCGGCATCTCCAGCCGCGCTTCCGGCAGGAACTGCGCTTCGATGGCCTTGCGCTGCTTGGCGAACATCGACCGCATCACGGCCCGCAGTTTGCGCTCGTACGGTCGCTTTGCTCGATCGACCTTCTGCCACGAGAGAGCTTCCTCCAGGCGGCAGAGCGCAGCAATTACGCCACTGGTTGACACCGGGCAGTAACCTCGATCCGGACATCGCTCACCGGAATGGCAAAGCCGACGACTTTGTGCGTTTTCCATCCGTCTTTGGGTTCGCCCTCCTCAGTGAGCACGAGGCAATCAATCCCCGCAGCCATTGCCTTGCCAGCGTCTTCCGTGGTGCATTGGCGATACCCTTGCGGAATTGTCACTTCGGCTTTGTTCATGCTGCCTTCCTCCATCCGTCGATCGCCTCTCTCAGTCCGCGTAATGCCTCTGCCACCGCAGGAGCCGCATCAACCGGAGGATCTTCGATTGCCGATACGATCTCTTCGACATTCTGGGCTCCGAGAGCGGTAAGAGCCATGCGCGCAACGTGCGGCAGTGGAATCGTCCCTGCGAGCGTCTTGCCGTCCAGGGTTGCGGCTGCGATGACTGCTTTGACTTGCTCGGTGACATCGTGCTCCAGGATCGGAGGGAATGAGATCGTGATCGGCGAGCTGAAATCGTCGCCGTAGGGTCGCAGCGCGCCGCCGGCCGCCCGCCGGGAGCGCATCAGCGCATATTCCAGGATGGTGGTGAAGATGCCCCGCCACAGTTCCTGGCGATCGCGGAACTTCAGCTCGGTGGGCCTGTCGAGCGTCTTTGCCGTCGCGAGGTTGCCCGTCGACGGGTCGCCGCTGAGCATCGGGTAGGGGATGCCCACAGCGGAACTCACCATCAGCGCGAGGTACATGCCGTCCGCAGCCGCGGTAGTGGCGCCCGCGGTGCGGATCGGCTGTAGGTCGCCGCCGCTCATGACAGCAGTGCTGGCCGTGTTTGGTGGAGGGTTGCGGTTGATGTCCGCGCCTCCAGCGTCGTTTGCGTGCAGCCTGTCCTTGAGTGCGGCGACTCCCTTGGGCCCGCCGGGCGTGGTGGCCTTCCAGGCGAACCTGGCGTAAGCCTTCACGATCGTGGCCCAGTTGGCAAGAAACTCGTTATAGGCGCGTGCCCAGTCCTGCGCCTGATACGTCTCCGGCACGCCGAAGCGCATGTCTGAAAGCCCGCCCACCTTGACGTGGTACACCGGAGAGTCCCACATCACCGGATGGCTGCCGATGGTCTCAGGAGCGCCCGCGGCTTTCTCGTAGCGGATGTCGGGATAGTAGGCCGTGCGCGATGCAGTCCTGGTGCTTCCGGTGGCAGTGTCAAACTCCTGCTGCGTCCAGGAGCGCTTGTAGAACCATGGCGATTTCGCGTCTTCCGGATCGCAGATGATCTCCTCGATTTCATCGGGGTTGATGGACCGCACTACGACGCCGCCGGCCGCCATATCGGCGGTAAACAGAACCAAGAACAGGTTGCCATATACCTGGAGGTCCATTTCTTTCATGGTCCGCGCTTGGTGGCTCGTGATCTCGGCCTGGTTGCGCGGGTCGCTCATGAAGGCATCGAGCGCGCCCTGGATTGCCGGGTCGGTGGTGCTCACCGTCATGCCCTGGCCCCAGACGTAGTACGCCTGGATGGTCACGGCCCGGTTGATGAGCGGATTCTTCAAGAACATCAATCGAGAGATCGCCGTGATTTTTCGCAGCCCTTCGCGCGAGAATTCGCGCTGGCTGTCACCCGCCCGCAGCCAACCCACCTCCTCCAGTGCCAACTCCAACTCGGCGAGCCGTTCGCGGAGCATGAGGTTGTTCCACTCCTGCTGCTGGAGAGACTCCTGTAGCGCAGCCGTGGGAGTGGCGGTAGGCGTCGAGCGTTTACGTGGCATGGATCAGCGGGCGACTCGTGAGAGCCGCCCCGAGGCGTCGTTTGGTAGTAGCAAGCAGTCCAGCAGGGAAAGGAGTGAGAAACCCTGCCGCTTCCGGAGGAAGGTCTATTTGTCGTAGGGCAGATCGCGCACGAAAATCTGCACGGCGTCACCTCGCGAGCCTACCGCTGCGCCGAGGTAGGCATTCGCCAGAGCGTACATGTTGGTGGTTTTCGTCGGCCCGTCGTCGCTGATGATGACGTTTACGCCAGCGTCAACGGCGGGTTTGAGCGTGACTACCGATCGCGGGATGGCCTCGCCTGCCAGCTTCGCAAGGTACTGCATGTCCTCGATGCGCGGGATCTGGCGAGCCTGCCAGCCGAAGTACACGATCTCACCGGTGTTCAGCATCGTGGCGTCTCGCATGCACAGCCGATCGCCATCGTAGAACGGAACGTTATTCTGCACTCTTGTTTTCCTCCAATTGTTTGCGAACAGCTTCGGCCGCCGCATTCCACCGGCCGCGGAGATCTGCGGGAATCAGCGCCCACGGCTGCCCGTTGTAGAAGAACACGCTGTCATCAGCGCCGAACGCCCGATATGCAATCTGTCCAAGCGTCTGCGGCCCTGCCAGCGCCGCCGCAATCGCATCCACCATGCGCGGGTCCCGCCAGCACTTCGCGACTCGCTCGCCATAGAGCTTCGCGTTCAGCGTGGCGTAGCCAGCCGCCGCGATCTCCGTTGCGAGCCTGCCGACGTCACCGTGGCTCGGCCAGTTCTTGATGGCCGTCTTGTAGCGTGGCAAGCCCAAGATGCGAAGATGCCCGCGCACGGCAGCCTCGATGCTGTCGTAGGCGATGAACCAGTCGGTAGCCTCGTATTCGGCGCGGTCGCCTACTGTCTTGATTGCCTTGAGTGTGCGCCCTTTGACATTCAGGAACGCTGCAGCCTGCTCCGGGGTGAATACCTCGGTGGTCTTGAGCAGCTTCGCGCTTGGCGTCGTGCCGCTGCTGGCCTTGTGGCCGAACGGGTTGCCGTGCGGCGCCGACTTGCCGAAGCCCGACTCCAGCGCCCACTGTGCCGCAACGATCTCCCAGGGGACCGGAGAGCCGGTCTCGGCGATGATGCGCCGCGCCGTGGTGATCACGTCTACTGCGGTGCTCATGTCAGATCAGCCGGAAGCTCTTCAGGATGCCGAACACGCCCTGTTGCAGTTGCCCCAGGCTCACCGCAAACAGTTCCTCATCCGCCAGCTCTTTGCCGGTGTTCGCCTCGACGGCCGCCACCAGGGCAGGAGCCGCATCGGCAACGATGGACGCCGCACGCTCGGCTTTCGCTTTGCCGTTGCCCTTGCCAAGCTCGGCCTCGGCCTTGATGATGGCCCCGCCGATGACGTCGATCAGCAGGCCTGCAGGCCCAGGGACGAACGCGCGGACGATGGGCAGCGCGACGGCAGCGCCGCCAGCCACGCCCTTCAGGATTTTGCTTGCGATGGACATTCTTCCTCCGTTGGTCTCGAAACCCACACGCGCGGCCCGTTGGCCTGATGCGCCACCACCACTGCCATGAATCGCGGATGGAGCGGCGAGCGCCACTCGTAATCACGCGGCCCGCCGATGCCTTGCCGCACGTCCCGCAGCCACCGGCCCCGCTTGCGCCAGGCGCGCACATACTCGCGGTGTTTCTGGCGTGATGCTGCGGTACTGCTCATCGATTCAGCCTCACATGCGGGCCCGGGTTTAGGTCGTCACCATCCCGGGCCCGCTACGCTTGGGAGTGCTGTACTGGCATCTCCCTGCTCTTGGTTGGGGTATGTCGTTACGTCGTCTGAACTTGCGGGTACCAGTCGGTGCAGATGGCGTGGATCGCCTTGATCTGCTGGTCCGCAGGCATGCCACTTTGCCGCACCTGGTCAATCAGCTTCACCCGCTCGCTGTCGGCCATCTGGGGAGGCTTGGCCATGCGGCGGAAGTCCTGGTAGTCATACGCAACCACACTGTTCCCCTCGAGGATGAGCATGATGTTGCTGCCCAGCTCGACGGGGTAGTCGATCACGCCGCCGTTGCTGCCGAGGTTCAGATCGGCATTGATGGCCTGCACCGTTCCCTCCAGGAGGTACGGCACGCCACCCGGAAACATGAAGCTGAACTCGCGATAGGTCTCGACAACCGAGCGCTGCGCCATCGTCGCGCTGTAGGTGCGGTAGAAGTCCGGGCTGTCGATCTTGCACAGCAGCGGCGTGCCATGCTGGTCCCGCGCAATGAACGAATACATGCGCGCGCTGGTGGACAGCGAGGCCCAGTACAGGCCCGGCGCCGCCGGCGAATTGTCGCGCCACAGCTTCTGCGGTCGGTTGTTGTCGTTGGGCGCCACCATCCCCGAGCGTGCGAATGTGGCGACGTCGGGATACCAGGCGATGTGCTTGGGGATCAGTGAGGTGTAGGGTTGCGGCATGATCATGAGTCCTCCGGTTGCGGTCGTTACTGACAGGCCGGAGAGCCCGGCCAGATCTGGCAGCCGTCCGGCGGGTCCGGCATCGGCGGGTCGCAGGGGTTACCCAGCTCGGGATAGCACTCGGGAGGAGGCGGATCACCGCAGCACGCGTCGGCAATCGTGACACTGGACAACGCCAGCGCCGTGAATAGGGCAAGAGTGAGTAGTTTCTTCATGGTTCCTTCGATGGTTGGTTGGTGGACACGCGAGCCCGAAGCATGCTCAGCTCGGCGCGCAATGTGAGAATCTCTGTCGTCTGCCGCGCGAGCAGCGCCTGCAGGTCGGCCATTGTCCGGTCGAAGCGTTCCTTCTCTTCTTCGGTGCGAAACCTGACCTTAATGGGCGGCTGCTGCCTCGCCACGATCTCACGCCATTGGCGTTCTGCAGTTGGCGTCATAGCCAGTTACTGGATCAGATCAGGGTGCGTCTGGCCCAGGATGCGCCGCGCTTCGGCCTCGACGGTCGCCACGTCCACCGAGGCATCCCATCGCCGCCCGGACAGCACCGAGCGCGCGTAATTGGCTGCGCTGATGGGCTTGCTCGCCTGCAGGTTGCGCATGAAGTTCACTTCGTCTTCGGTCGTGTAGCTGTAAGCGCCCATTACGCCACCGCCAATCCGCGATCAAGCCGAAACTTCCGCTTGGCTCGCTCTCGCGCCATCGTGCGCCGCACCTGCCGAGACTCGCCCGGGAACTGCGCACTGATGCGCTCAAACGCTGCCACGAACTCATCGTGGCGGATGTTCTGCCGAGTGCCCGCGCTCTTCGCCGCCGGCCGCTGCACCGGTTCGGCCCATGATGGATTTACAGGGATTCGATTCATAGTTCCTCCGAACTGAGTTAGTAAGCCGAAATCTGCACCGGATCGTGGTAGATCACCACGCCGGAAGTTTCAACGTCAATGAACAGCTTCCAGATGGCCCACACAAGAGCGTCCATGCGGTCAGGGCTCTTCTTCATCGCGCCAGGCGCATACGAGCACATCTGATCCTCGAGCTGCTCAAGCCCCGCGGTGCGAATGTGCCGCACCCGGTTCTGCTCGTACAGCGCCGCGATGGGTTCGGCTCGCACGATCTTGCCGCGGCTGGCGTGCACCAGCTCCACCGGCACCCGCGGATCCACCATCGCGATGGTCGCCCGAACCATATCGCCGCCCTGGTTAGCTTCGGCCACCAGCACATCGGCCTGGTGATGCCAGAACGCGTTGACCGCGCGTTGCGCCCACCCTTGCGGCGTGTCCTTGCAGGAGTAGTCGCCGAGCACCACGCCGCGCCCGTCGAATGTCTGCCCGGCTGCCACGATGCCGGTGAGGTCGCTCTCGTCCACCGCGCTGATCGCAGGATCCACGCCGATCACGACGCGCATCAGATCGCCACATGCGTCGGTCTGCGCAGCGTCGATCATGGCTCGCGTCCAGAGCGCGCCCGGCACGTCGTCGAGCACTTCGGCGAGCAGCTCCTGCCGGCCGAGTCGCGTGCCCTCGTACTTCCGCACGATTTCATCGAGAAACGCTGGCGCCAGGTTGGCCCGGTTTTCGTAGGTCGAGCCGCGCGTTACCGCGGTGCTCTTCGCCTTGATCAGCTCGCGGATGATCGGCAGCGGCTTCGGCGTTGTGGTGACCACGACGCGCGGATCGTTTCCGAGGCGCAAGCCGAACATCAGCATGTCCCAGGTCTCGACGTAGCCCCAGGCGGCCAGCTCGTCGCACCATGCGGCGTCGTGCTGCGGACCGCGGAGCCGCTCGGGCTCATCGGCGGTGTAGGCCGTTGCAATCGCGCCGTTCGGCCAGGTGAGACGCCGCTTGGACGGTTCGTAGTGCGGTCGGTTGGCCTCGGGACAGATCGCCAGGATGCCGCTCTCGCCCTCGATCATGACGTCGCGAGCATCGCTGCTCGTCGCCGCCACCAGCGCGATGCGCTTGTACTTGCCGCTCTCGGCCCACATGCGAACGGTCTCGGCGCCGGTGCGGGTCTTACCGAAACCACGCCCAGCGAGCACCAGCCAGATGCGCCAGTCACCGTCCGGTGGGAGTTGATTCGGTCGGGCCCAGAAACGCCAGTCGGTGAGGAGTGCGGCCTGCTGCGTCGGTGAGAGCGAGCCGATGACTTCGCGCCGCTCGGCTGCGGGCAGTGCCGCCACCGTGGCAGCAAGGGAAGCGCCGCCGCCGAGCCGGAATAAGCCGCGCCGCGATAGGTTCACTGCTCGGTACCGCCTTCCGTGTCCGGCTTGCGCGCCGCGATGCGGTCGAGCGCCGCCATGAGAACGTCGCTCGCGCTACCGTCGACTACCTCGATGGGTCCGCCGCCCGGCCCACTGTGCTCGGTGAGAAGCACGTCGCGCTGGTCGAGATGCTGCTTGCCAAGCCAGATCAGCATCGTGGCGTTGCCCTTCTGTGCCGCTTGCATCTGCAAACGTCGTAGCGTCGTGCGCCCCTTGGCGCGTCCGGCTTCGATGGCGTCACCAACGTCTGGCCGTTCCTTCCATCTCGCCACGGTGCGGCGTCCCACGCCGAAGAAAGCGGCAATCTCTTCGTCGGTGACGTGGAGCATGCAAAGCTGCGTCAGCGCCTCGAGGTCGACGTCCTTGCGCGGACGCCCGGCCCCGGTGCGTTTCTTCGGCTTAGGCTGCTGCTGCTTTGCGCTCATTGCTCATCTCGTCGTAGGTTGCGCCGTTGGCTTCGAGGGTCGCGTGGTGACCGGTGAACGTCTGCCAGCGCTGCACGATCACATCGCAGTACTTGGGGTCGATCTCGAGTCCGTAGCAGGTGCGGCCCAACTCTTCGCAGGCGATGAGCGTGGTGCCGCTGCCCAGGAAGGGGTCATAGACGCCCGCGCCGCGCTCGGTGTGGTTCAGGATCGGACGACGCATCAGTTCGACCGGCTTCTGCGTGCCGTGGCCTGTGGCCTTCTCGGTGGTGTTGCCTCCCAT